GGTTACCTAAACAATCTTCTTTGTCTTTAGCTATCTCTCTATGTGAATCAACATACCTAAAGTAGACATAATCGCGAAGATTAAGAGGTACTTCAATAGGTACTTTTTTACCATCTACATTATCAAACAATCTTTCAGTAGAAACATTTAATTTCTTACCTTCCAATGGGATAATAATACTAATATCTGCCCAAAATTCAGAAGCTTTTTTTCTGAAATTTAAATCAGTTGCTTCTACACCCAATAACTCAGGCAACAATCTTCTTTCTTCTTCAAAAGATAAACCTCTTAATAGGTCACCTGTTTCAATATTAAATGCTGCACCTATAGATACAACTGAATCAATATATAAATCAGGATGTATTCTTGTAATAGGATTTCTTTTAATCGTTACAGTTCTGTTAGTAATCTTAACAGAAGTGTCTTCTTTAATTGTTTCTGACATTTTAGTTTTTTATTTTAATAGTTAGTTTGGTATAAAAAAATAAGTAGGAAGAGGGTTAGTCTTCCTACTTTATTATATTTTAATTAAGCTGCAATACATCTTAATTTAAATGAACTTACTGGATTGTACATATGGATACCAACAGATTTCACATATTGTACTGAACTTGCCATATCATCAGAAGATACAATTTCAGAATCTCCATTCATACCATTGATTTTCTTTCTGATATCTTCAGCTCCTTTTTCTTGAACAAACTGTAAGTTAGGTTTTCCTTCTACAGTTGACTCATCAATGAAGTACATATCATAAGAAGTGATAGGTAATCCTGAAGTTGGGTGTTTTGGAGCTGCATCAGCTTTAGCACCATGATCGAGTAATGGCAACATTTTCAATGTAATAACGTGACCATCTTGGTGTTTGTAAGTACCGAAGTAAGCACCATAAGTCAAGTTATTAGAGTTAGTTGCACCACCTACAAATTGAGATGCATTATCTGCAAAATTCAATTTGCCTAAAGATGTAGCAAATGCTTTGTGGAACTCTTCTCTACCACCAACTCCTGTATAAATACTGATTTGTTTAACTTTATCAGCACAAGAGTTATAAAGAACATCTCTTACAGTTCTGTAGATAATATTCTCAGTCAAGATAGCATAAGTAGCTTCATTAGGGATTTGCTCAAGTAAACCTGAACCTGTAACCACTAAGTCACCTGTGTTAACATCTCTATCTAAGATTTTACCATCAGCAGTTCTGTTGAATTGAGAATACCAAAGAGCATTTTCTTGTTCTTCCATGAAACGTAAATCATGGTCATACATTTCCCATTCTTGCCATACTTTAGTAGTTCTTCCTTCACCTGCAGGTAATTCAATAACCATAACTTTATCTTTCAAGTTACCTATCCAATTATAAGTAGCTCTAAGTTTAGTACATTGGTTTTGCATTTTAGAAGGCATTTGAGTTCTGCTTTCAGTACCTTTAGAGTTTTTCAAACCTGCTGCAACAAACATACCAGCTAATCTAGTACCTGCTTTAAGGTCAGAATAAGGAACATAAGCATTGTTATTTGAACCATGAATTTTCAACACATAGTCAAATCCTAAATCACCTGCTTTAGGTTCATCTTGTACAGTCAATAAAATTCCTGAGTTTAACGCAAGAGTTTCACCTTTTCTGAAATGTTTATCGGCAAATGTAATTGTGATTGGAGTTTTACCAACACCAATTTTAGAAGTTGCTGAATAAGGGGTAGCCATAATCAAAGAAGTTTTCTTTGGTTTACCCATAATTGGAACTGTAAATAAAGTATCAACAGATTCAATAGAAACCACAGCTCCTTTAGCTTTAGTAGCTAAAAGTAATGGGAATTTATTAGATCTTTGTCCAAACAAGTGTACTACTGCTGAACTTAATACTGAATTTGCTGTTAATTTACCTTGAGAAAGGTAATCAACACTTGAATACTTATCAGTTGTGTATGTATCTTCATACAATCTGAGTGCTTGATTAATTGCTGCCATTTTACTATTTATATTTAATTTTAACTCATTCCTAATTGTGCCCTAATAGCACTTTCATCAATATTAACTGATGTCATAGAAGGTAATTCAATTTTACTACCAGATTGTCTTATGCCTGCAGTAGGAACTCTTCCTTCATTTTTCTTAAACATATCTTGTAATGTTTTAACTTGTGGGTTAGACTTTGCAGTTAAACCTTTGAAGTCTTTATATACAAGATACTTTAAGTATAATTCTTTTTCAAGAGACATTTCTCTATCAGCTAAATCACTAGCAGAATTACCATGTTCATCTGCAGGTTTAAATAAAAAGTCTTGAAGACCTTTTTTATCTGCAGGTGTTAATTGAACACCAAGAATATTGCCACTTGAAATAACAGAAGTAACTTCTTCTTTTATTTGTTGTACATGCAATTCTCTTTCTTCAATAGTTTTTCTAGCTTCAGCTAAAGATTCTTCTCTAGCTTTTTCTTCACTTAATTCAAAGAAGTTTTTAGCAGTTATACTTTTAGCTTCTAACTTATTTGTATCTTCTGCAAGATCAACTAATGCTTCTATTTCATCTTCCTCAATTCCTTGAGCTTGAAGATATTTACTATAAGCATCTCTTTGTCCTTCAGTAGTTCCAATATTAAGTTCTAAAGATGGTGAATTATCAGTTTTTTGATTAAACCCATCTAAAGTTCCATATGCATCTAAGTGTGTTTTTAGTCTTTCAATTTCAGGATACGCATTATATAATGATTCAACAGCATTTATAGCAGCCTTATTAGCCAACACTGTTGCAATTTGAGCTGTTGTTTCTGCATCAGAACCCATCTCAATTTCTCCTAATTCTTCTTCACTTAATTCAAAACCAAGGGCTGAAGTAAGAGTAGAATAAATTTCTTCAATATTAGAAGAAGAATTGTTATCATTTTGTGCATCATCACTAAGCCCTTCTGGCTCAGCAGGTGTATTGTCTGTTGACAATACTGTAGTTGGTTCAATTATAGCATCAGGATCTGTATCTACAGTAGCAGCATTATTTACTACTACAGGTTCAGCATCACTTGCGTGATCTAATACAGGTGCTTCATCAGCTAAAAGTTGAGACAATACAGTAAGGTCTAAATTTACAGTGTTATCTTCCATAATTAAAATTAGTTATTTGGTTAATTTGGTTGTGCAAATATACTAATAATTTGATTAAACAAATATATTAGCACTATTTTTTATCAAACTTACCTTTATTTTCTTTTGCTATCTTGTATTGAGTATCTACTTTATACTTTTCTACCTCTAACTTTTCCTTACCTTGTTTGATTTTTTCTTCTTCTAACTTAAGCTTTCTATTTTCAACATTCTTAGTATGGACTTGTTTATCATTATCCATCAACATCTTTCTTTCACTAATAGACTGCTCAAAGAATTGCTTATCTCTTGCTAAAGCTTGGTTAGTAATCTCTATTGAATCAGCAACACCATTCTTATTTAAGTCCATTCCCATCATTGCTGTATCAGCCTTGATTAACTCTACTTCTTTTTTAGTATCATTTGTAGAATCAACTTTGTAATACTCAAGACTTAGCTTAGCTTGTTCTCTAGCATCAACTTTATCAGCAAGTTCTTTTTCATGTTGTTGTTGTGCTTGTGCTTGAGCATTAGCCATTTCTACTTCTTTAGCTTCAATGACAGTTAATTTATTAACCAATTCCTGAAAGTTATCTGTTTGGATTATAGTCGCTAAAGTAGAAGCTTGCGTTTTTTGTGACGCAAGTGTTTCTGCATAAGCTTCCATTTTTTCCATTTTTCTTTTCTCAGCACTAGATGACTTAACTCTTACACCTAATTCAGCATAAGCAAAATCTCCAAGTCCTGCTTCAAGATTTAATAAAGACATTCTTCCTTCAGAATTAATGTAAGAAGCTTTCTTACCATTAATAAAAGCTACTTTAGAAATATCAAGAAACGCATTTAGTTCTATTTCTTGGAATTTTTCATATTCAGCAAACATATCTTCTGATATTTGATATGATTGTGCTTGAGCAATCATTGTGGTATTAGCACCATCTCTATTTCCAACTTGTCCTTTTCTTTGTGGTGTCATACCAACAATATCATTAGCTCCTGCTTTAATCTCTCTTAAAAGATTTAAAGTTTCAGCAATAATGTTACCCAATGACATATCAACAGACTTAATTGCATTTAATGCAGCTTGACTTGAAGGATTAGATTCATCTAACCAAAAAATACCTGTTGCTTCAGCATGATACATACTTGTGTACATATCCCAACCTTTATGTTTTGGAAGCAATCCCATAGGCATGATCAATAACTTTTCCTTATTTTTAGCGAACGTGTTCATTAATTTATAAAAAGTAATATTATATAAATGTTGAAACGGCATTAGTAATTCTACAGGAGAAATTTGTTTTCTGTTACCAAGTGTTTTAATCCTACCATTGATAAGATTCTTACCACTTGATTTTCTGTTAATTAAGTTTCTTTGTACAGGAATTGGTCTAATACCAAAATAGAATTTATTTTTATCTACAGTATAACCTTCCCATTTTTGAGTTCTCCAATAAGTAGTAACCAAAGTTTCACCAAATTCAGGATTGACAACATAGTCTTCACCTACTTCAATTTCATCAACTTCACCTAATTCATTAGTAACAGAAATAACTTTAACTTGTTCTTCAGAAGTCCAATTTACATATCCAACTTCTACAGTATCTCCTAACCATGTAAAGTTACCATCTCTTGTGTATCTATAACTTTCATTACCTGAATATGAATTACTAAAAGAATCAGTATCATAAACATAAGCTCTATCAGTAGATCCTTTATTTGGATTATCTAAGTATTCAACTATATCGTTATAATCATCTGAGTTTAAAATCATTTCAGAATACCTATCCATAAATCCTGCTCTGGTAAATCTTCTAATTACCATAGCTGCTTCAGCATCTTCAATATATTTACATGAATCATCTTTTATAAACCCAACATACTGAGGGTCAATGATTTCATATACTACATCTTCACCTACAACATCTTTTATAGAATAAACACATCCTGTGATAACCCAATGTTTAAATCCATCAATAAACTTTTCAGGTAAATCTAAATTATCTGAAATAAAATTAAGTACTTCTTGTCCTGTAATAGCTCTTGAGTCTGACCAATTATCAGAAAACTGCTTCATTATTTGATCAAGTGGTTCAACAGGTTTTGCTTCTTGTCCTGTATCAATACCTAATTCTTCTAATGTATTGATATATATTTGACTAAGATTTTGCTTTAAGAATTGAGTTTCTTCAAATCTTTTCTTATTGATTATATCAGGATTAGTGACAGTAACTTGTTTTATAAAAGGTCTATCTCTTTTTTCACCAATAAGCTTGTTAAAAATATCAGGAATGATTGGAACATTTCTTATTTTAGCTGGATATGACTGTAACTCAGGTCTATTGGCAACTGCAGCACCTAAAGGATTAGTAAAATAATTATAATCACTTATATCCATTTCACCATTGGCTGCTTTATATAAAGAAGCAAAATAAGTATTATATGGTCTGCATCTGTCATAATAGTAATCTAAGTTACCTATTTTCCATTCTGCATCTTTATCTTTAAAAGCTAATTTCTGTCTTTGGGCTTGTGCCATAATAGTATAAGTTTAATGGTACAAATATAAATATAAATTATTGAAATAATGGCATACTAAAGTAAGTATCAACATTCTTACTTCTATCATTTACAATACCAACTTTGTATTCAATCTCTTTTAAGTGAAACATTGCAATAATAAGAGCAGATACTCTATCTAGATTTCTGTCTTCTTGATATTTAATTAACTCATCAAGTAAACCAATATCATTAATTTTATGATAGTTATATAGTATCTCTCCATCTTCAGTAGTCATCCATTGTTTAACTAACCAATCAGCTAAATAAGAAATACCTAATTTCTTTCTTGCTCCATCAATGTGCATACCAAATCCTCTTTTTACAGAAGACTTTGGTATATTTTCATTATATCCAAGCTCAAATTCTGGAGCAAGTAAATGGAGTTTCTTATTATTTTTAAAGTAAGAAAGTAAACCTTGTCCTGCATTATTTTCATACCCTATTTTAGCGTTATAATATTCTGCCAATTGTCTTACATGTTTGTGAAATAAATCCATTGATGCAGGTCTTCCTACAAAAGAAGCAACTATCATGTCATCAGGTCTTGAAAAGTTATTAATATTTTTAATAACATAGGCAGCACCTAATGAATCACCTTGTGTAGAATCATGCATATATGGATCGACACATACTATATATAAATTATCAGGAACGCCTTCTTCAGTCCTATAAGGTGCTTCCCATAGTGAAATACAACCTTGGTTATCTTCTCGTAAATCATGTGGGTATTTTAAAACAGGTCTTACCTCATCAGAAGGTCTAAATTTAACTCCTTCTTTAGCATCTTCAAGTTTACCATAAACAGCTAAATTATGAAGATTACCACTTGCAACTAACTGAGTCTTATGGGTTAATAATTCAGCTTTAGGTAAAATAGAATTGGTTACTCTTAATAAAGCTTCACTTGGTTTTAAAGGATGTTCCATTTTAGCCTTAGCAGCATCTAATGGATCTGAAGACCTAAGTATTTCAGCTCTTTGTTTTTCAATGAATATTCTATTAGTTGCTCTATCTGAATTTCCTTCATCATCAACATTAGCTACGTTTAAATCTGCAGGTGTAAAAAATGCACATTCTGTACCTATCATGTCATCATCTAAAGTATTGTTGAATCTTAATAAACCAAAAACTCTTGGAGCAAAAAACATCTTCTCCATTGTTTCAAAAGACTTACCATCAATACCAGCAGTACCATACAATACAGCAGTGCCGAATACAAGGTTTAATTCTTCAAGTGATGACCTAGTAACACTAAATACATCACCTCCTTTGTTAAATGTACCAAACTCTTCAAACAAAACTAGCTTGCCTCTTTTTCCACGAACCTTATCAGGCTTTCCAGCTACACTTACTGCCATAACTTCTGACATGTAACCTCTCTCATTACCAAAGCTATCCTTATGTGATGCTCTTACATGCATCTCACTTAAGTCATTCTTTACATCGCTATATTTAAAGAAAGGTGTATGTGTATTTATAAAACTTTTATATTGTAGGAACTTATTGAATACACCATCTTTCAATAAGTATTCAGTAGAGTCTGCATACATATATGACTTAGACTTACGTAAAAAGAAGAAATTTCTAGTAGGCATTGAAGCACCTTTCCATGATGCACCACATCCTCTAAATTTTAACCATAATAAATGTTTACCTCCTGATAAATTATCAAGATCGAGTATTAAATCTAACTCTAAAGGTAACTTATTATAATTTTCTATTTTTTCATCAAGTGTTTCTCCTGCAATACCGTATTCTGCAATATCTAAAGCTGTAAAATACATCCAATCTAAATCCCAAAACTTAGGAAAGTTAGTGAATGATTCTGCAGCAGTCTTAACAGTCTTATCTTTATTGCTTGTCACAGCTCTTTTTTGTTCAATAGGACAATAGTTTAAATAAAAATAATGGTATCCACTAATGCGAATACCATCTACAATAAGCCCTTCAATACATCTTTTTTCTTCTCTTTTCCAATAATTATTATAATCAAGAGTATCTTTAATTCCTCCATCATTATACCTTCCATTTTTCTCAAAAAATATAGCAGCTTCTCTGAATCTCCAAGTATCTTTAAATCTAAAATTAGGTATCATTCTGTCCAATTATTTACTTTTCTTCCACTTCTTAGTTGAGCTTCCTCACTCATTTCTTTCCTTACAAGTTCCTTAGTTTTAGCTAAAGCTTCAATCATATCAGGCATATCCTTAGCTAAAGTTTTTACCTTATTCACATCATGTACTAATTCTCCCTTTTTAGGTCCAGATTCAATTGTTTCAGAAACATCCACATTAGCTAAATAATCAGAAAGATTATCAACAGCATGTTGAACTGAATCTAAGTATTTCATAGATTTAGTTCTTTGCAACTCTTCAAAAAACTTACATGCTTCTTGTACTAATTTAGAAGGTTTCCATTTATTATCTAATCCTACATGTTTTTGTACTTGAAGAATCCTATCCAATCCATCATATTGAGTATAAGGTGAATCAAACTTACTATGAAAATATACAAATGCTAATTCTTTAGTTGCTATAGCTTTCTTTCTACCTTGTGCATCACCTTCACTTCCTTTATCAGCCATAATTATAGCTTTAAAAGGTTCAAGTGTTCTTGCTTCTTTTGATATTTCAGCAATTCCATCAACAACATCAAATAGATTTATCATTTTTCTTTTTCCTTTTAAGATTACCAAAATACAAGATATGTCCTTCACCAACAGTATCAATATCATGCAATGCTGCACTGAAATAACTATCAATAGCTAAGACAATATCTTCAACAGTATATCCTGATTCAGAGGCAATTATATCAATTCTCTTTCTGTTAGCAGGAGTAAGATTCTTTATCTTTCTTCTTAATTCTTTTTTACTTATTGGAGCTAACATTTTCTACAAGCTTTAATTCGTCATTCTTCAACATCCAATATATGTTCTGTAATTCATGTACACTTTTAAAAGTCTTACATGGTCCATTATAATTATCTAAAACATAAGTATTGTGTAAAGTCTTAGTTATCTTAACTAGAGATTTTTCCCACCAATGATGTGAACCAATAGAATGAGTCATAATATGTTTCTTAGTGAACCCTAATTTTTCAAATAAAGAAGGAACTAATAAAACAGGATATACATCTTTTATTCCTAACAGAACAGTAAATTCATCTATTCTCACAATAACCAATTTCTTTGTAGAATCAATCATTACAACAGTTCCAACTCCAAAAGAAGTAGAAACAAAATTACCTAATCTTAATTCTTTTATGCTGCAACTTTCCATGAGTCAAATGCTTGTTTTACTTCAGCTTGTAAATTTAATAATTTATATTCTTTATCTCCATCTTGAGTGTGGATAATTTTACCACCTCTTAATTTGAATCCCATTAAAGACAACATGTAACCATAGCAATTCAATTGTATCTGATAATGCCAATAATTAGAATTACATCTTTTATTAAAAGGAGCTAACATATACTCATTAGTAATCTTATTTCCTTTTTTATCAATGTAATTATAATCAATAATCTGCTTATTAGTCTTATAATCTTCTACTTCTACATACCTAATACCATCAATAGTTTCAATAATAATCTTATCTGCAGTACCAGAAGTCATTGTAGTATTATCCCATAATCTTAACTCAGGATATATTCCATCAGGTAAATCATTATAATAATCTGTAATTGGTTCAGGATCAATACCAATTGGTAAAAATACTCCTTTTCTTACTTCATGTGATGTAGTAGCTAAATCATTAGCTTCCTTTTCAGCATGTACTTCAGAACCATATTCACATCTTTCAGCAGAATATTGTTTCCAAATAGATTGAATGGTAGGAACATTTAATTCCCTACCATTGATCATTTCAATGACTTCTTCTAAAGTTTTCTTTTGTTTGGTACATAAGTCAACTAAGATTTCAGTCCTGTTTCTCTTTTTTAAATAAGCTAAAGCAATACCATCCCAATCTTTTTCAGGTTCATAGTTATGTATCCTTGTTGTAATTGAAGTATATGTACCAAGTGAAGAGGAATACTTATGAGCAATAGGTACAAAAGTAGGCTTGAGAAAGTAATTGCTCATACTACCATTTGACTAAAATACATTCTTCAGTTTTAACTAATGTCTTTAATTCCAAGAAACAACCACATTTATTACAAATCTTAACTGGTTCTCTTATTAAATCATCACAAACATTACAAATCTCCAATCTTTTCTTCTGTAATTCTAATGTTTTAGGGGTAGATAAAGAGAGAGCTTTCTTAACTCTCTCTTGAATACCATTAATTATAGGATTCATCTTTACCAAGTGTATAAATAATATCACCTTCAGACCACATAATAGCTTCTACTTTTTTAGTAGTACCGTCTTCAAGAGTTACAATAACATCCATAGCTAATCCTCCATCAGAATGGATTCTTACCATTTTACCAATTCTTTCTTCAGGACCTCCAATAACAAGTAATCCTTTCATTGCTGCTTTTCTATTTTTTTCAGCTTGTGATTTAGCATCTAAAATAATATTGTTTTTACCTACAACTGCTACAGGAGGTAAGGTTACAATATAACCTGCTTCTAATTGACCTAGAATTTTCATAATTTATATTTAATTGGTGGTTATTCTTACTGTTTCATCACTTACCTTATATTTACCTCTACCAAGTCTAGTAATCAATCCAATAGAAACTAAATATTTCATAGCTACTTTAGATTGTTGATAAGATAAATAAAATGAATCTTCAATTACTTGTGCTGTAGCCTTATTAAAAGTAAAGCTATCTTGCATATAAACATCTAAACAGAAGCTTAGTAGTTTTAATGCAGGATAGCTTTTAATCTTATTGGCAGCAATTTTGGTAATATTCATTAATATAAAAATAAGTTAATTGGTAGTTGGTAGTACAAAGGTAACAAAAAGTTACTTAACTCCAAATATTAAGTAACAATTTGTTACTTAATTTTTTTTATCATCTTATTATTTTATTTAACTTGACCATATAAAAAATCTTCCATAATATCATCTTCAAATTTTTTCATATTTTTTGATTGTTCATCAGCAATTGATTTAACTTGATAACTAACTGAAGATTTTCCTTCGTGAACCATAGTACATTTATACCATTCTACTCCATCAATAATAATAATTTCCTTTTCCATACTCAAATATACCAAAATCCATTTTATTATCCTATAGTTAAGTAACAAAAAGTTACTTAACTCGCTAAAAAAGAAAACTATTGATTAGGTTTTTTATTCTCATATTTATCTTTTGCTAATTTACCTGCTACTGCTGCAGGAACAACTGTTAACATTTTATTCAATGCTTTTGAAATTAATTCATAATTCTCAGGGTCTGCCTTAGATATTCTAAATAACCTTAAATACTTCCCTCCTTTTTCTTCATCAAACACTGCATCTGCCATAGTCTCTTGTACCATTTCAGGAGTAATATGAGAATAAGAGTCTTTAGGAATTCTCCCTGTATCCATCATATACTGCTGTACTTCTCCTAAAAATGCTGATTTCTCTTTTCCATCTGAACCAGTTAAAAAGTAATCAGTTGCTCTTTGTCTATCCGATATTGCTGATTTATATGTAGAAATATCTACAGGTTTATATTTATTTGATGTATCCCAGACTTTATTAGGAGTTGCTTCCCTTCTTAGTTTTAAATCCGATAACATGTCATCTATCTTTGTTGTACTTTTTCGTGCTTCAATTATTGCAGGATTACCCTTTTCAGGATTAAAAAGACCCGTAAAGATTCCAATATCAGCATTTGCTTTATCTATTTTTGCTTTTTGAACAGCATGTTCTATTTCGTGCCTTACTACTTTACGTGGTATTGGATGATTTGGATGCATCGAAATTTTATTCTTTAGTGGTGAATAATGACCATAAGTATTAGGATCTTCTATGATTTTTAAATCTTGTAAAGACTTGTCATTTGATATACCTAAGTCTTTTAATCTTGTCTTGCCTTCTGGAGTCTTTATTCTTTGTTTAAAATTATCAAGAACGTCAAGGCTTTGTTTATTCATAGTTTGAGGTAATTTACTAACTCTTATTTCCTCCTCCATTAACTTCCATATATCAATACCTGAGTCAGACTTTGCTAAATCAGAATTAGGTTTAAAAGCTTTAGGATTTAACTTATAAGCATTAGGTAAATATTTATTTCCTAGTTTATCAACAGTCTTACCAATACCTACTCCAGCTAAAGGATTAAATAATTCATTACTTTGTCTTGCTAAACCTTTAAGTGTTGAAGCACCTGCTTTAGCACCAATACCTGCTAATGCACCAGTAGCAATAGGTGTACCTATTGAAGTAACATATGGCATTACACTATTAGATTCTTTAGCTTCTTTAGGAGCTTGTCCTATTTTAGAAGCCATGTCACCAACCCATGAAGCAGGATTAATATTATCATCAAAGAAGTTAGGTCTGTTTGAGAATCTTAACTTATCTCCAATAGCTCCTGTCTTATCAGCTAAGTTTTGTCTCCAATCCTTATCACCAATTACATTCTTATTCTCAGCTTTCTTTGCAGTAGCAAGCCTAGCAAGTCTATCATTATATTCTTGATTATCTTTTCTTATTCTTTCAGCTTGAATCTCAGCATCAGTTTGTCTAAAGTCTTCTCTTTTAAGCATCCTCTTAACAGGAACTTTTGGAGTATTTGCAGCACTTGCTTTCTTATGCTCTTCAGGAGTCAATGTTTTAAATGTCCTTTGTGGTTGTTTCATAATATTAACAATTTCTACAAAGTTAATTATTTAATATTATAAATAACAGGTTTCTCACATTTAGGTTTTAGCGAACCTAATAATCTTTGTTGTTTAAAGTAATTCTCTATAGCTTCATCTATAATAGCTTTCAATACTTTATCTTCTGTAATCATTTCCATACACATTTTCATAGTCTTGTTATTTAAACATAATTATCCTTCACATACTGAACATTTATTAATCCATTTCCATAACCACTATAATGAGCTATATGAACCTAAGCTGAAAGCTTGTCCTTTGAAGGACTACAGGTAGGAAGGAATTTAAAATTATTTATATTTTAAAGGGAGTATGTTGAATAGCCAATAATCACGGATTATTCCACATATGGAGTTAACAATTGAGAAATGACATAAGTTCCATAAAATCCATTTATTTTTAAAATTTTTTAATATTTTTTTAAAATAATTTATAAGTGTTTGATAATCAGAGAGAAATATTTGAAAATATTTTTTATTTTTTTTTTATTTTAACATAAGGGTGAGGTTAAAATAATTATTTTTTATTTTAAAACTACACAAGGGTGGGGTTAGTACAGCATTGACTCCCCCTAATTTTAGGCGTGGGAATGTACCCCGTCACTTAAACCTTTGCTGTTAAATAGGTTAAACAGCATATTACGATTATGGCTAATTTCAAAAACACTATCAACCGTGGAATTTTATCACCTGTATTACTTGCAGATAATGGTAAAAACTTTGTCAAATACAGAGTATTTGATGAATGGTTGAAAGATAAATATACAGGTGAATTTATTCCTTCGGGAGCAAAAAAGACTTGTAAGGTTTATGAAGGTGCTCGTGGTTGGGAACAAGTTATGAAAATTCTTGCTAAAGGCGAAGATTTAATGACTGTTTCAGGTTGTATCATCCAAATTCCTTTGATAAATGACAAAGGAGAAAATATAACTCTTAACAGAATTATATTGGAAGAAGATGATAGCAATTTGGAATTGAGATTCCAACTTGAGATTGATTATTTCAGAGAAGACGGTAAATTAGATGAAAAAACATACAATAAGATGTATAAGAAATCAAATAAACCTGCTTCTGAACACAAGGGAGAAGATATGACAATATCTCAACCAAACTCTTCTGAAACTCAAGATGTTCCTGTTCCTGAAGAATCAGAAACAAATCCTCCAGTGTAATAAATATTTCCCTCCCTTAATTGGGAGGGATTTATTTTAGCTTTTGTGGGCAAACCTTCGGGATGATGTGTTTCAGGATTTTGCTGTAAAACACCTTCGGGATGATGTTTCACAACACAGAAATTACCATTTCATGCAACATATCACATGAAACATATCTGTGCTGTGTCTGAAACATCCAATTGTCCTAGTTATTCCTAGTTGTGGGAGATATTTCCATAAAATCAATTGATTTTATAGTAAAATATAATAAAAGTGGAGGAAAATCCCATGAAAAATTGCCTAATAAACCCTCTTTTCTTTTAATCCTCACAATAATTACATTAAAGACATCAAACATTATTCCTTAATGTTATTTGTCATCTCTTTACCATATCTTATCACATAATCTTTCTATCATTATGACCTTCATTAAACCAATCATTAAAGCTGACATTAACATTATTGTCAGTAAACCATTAAATAAAGTAGAGAAACCTACAAAAATATATACAAGACATTATGAAAGAGACAAGTTTCTCTTAGACATGTATTAGTCGAAACTCCTATTAAGGAGTCTTATGGAATTAATCTACCATAACTGATGAGACAGATTTCTAACAAATAAATATATAAAACTATGACAGATTTAATATTCAGAAGAGTAACCTCTTCTATCCTATTACTATGTGCTATTGTAGCACTTAGTCTAGTAATAATTGCTTCATCTACTTATGAAGTTGTACTAGCATTATCATTATCACTTGTTGCAGGTTCATTAGGACTTGCAGTAATTAGAGAATAATGTATGATAGCTATACTATTCAAATGTATCGTACTAATAATAATAATGGAAACATTATTGTATTTCTTACATCAACATTAATAAAGAAATAATATGAGAAATATAATGGAAAAAGATGTAAACTTCATTAAGGAGTTTACATCTAAATTAAACTTATTCGGCATTAATGCTGAACAAGTAATATTCTTAATGGAATCTTGTGGTAATATCCACAGATTAGGTGAAGAAGATATTGATGACTTAAATGCTGCAGAGTATAAAAGACATCAAGACTTTCTTCAAGAAGAAGAATATAATGCGTATTATCATAGACTTGATAATCCTGAACCTGATGAACCTGAGCCAAGAGCTCTTGAATAATGAAATAAACCATTTATCTCAATTGGTAGAGAGTCCTCATTGTGAGGAAAGATGTAGGTTCAAGTCCTACAATGGTTTCAAATAAACAATCTAATCACTAAACCTTATTACAATGACAACATTATACCTATTAAGGATAGTATTCACATGGTTGTGGATATTTACTACATTAATGAATACAACATTCTTTGTGAAATACAGAAATCTTTCTGATTCCATAATGATATTGTACAGTATAATTACAGCAACAACAGTATGCCTAATCCTTATGGATTAGGTATTAAACTATTATAATTATGGAAAATAAACTTAGAGTAAGAGTATTCACATTAGATCACAGAAACTCCGATATTACTAATCCTAATATCATAAATTCTCCAATATTTAGAAAATACCTAAAATCCAGAGTATGTAATACTATTCAAAGAAATAGTTTTCAAAGAAATTACTTCTATCTTCTTTAAACTATTATAATCATGACAATAGAATTAATAACTGAAAGACAATATGATCTACTATTATATCTCTATAATAAATATCCTAATCTTACTTATGAAAATACAGGATATGATTATTTAGATAAAAATAAACTATCACCTAAAGAAATAATAATATTTAAAGTGATTCAAAGAATATTAAAAAGACATATCCATTGTTTTGTAGAATTTAATCACTTTAAACATAATAAAGCTAAAGAAGTGTGTGTTAGATTTCAATACAGATGGTCTGAATCATTTACAGGAGTTGGATACTTAAAATTATCAAACCTATTAAATGGTTTTGATGAACCTGTTAAAAATAAAGAACTAATTTAAATATTATAATTATGACTGAAACACTAATAACATTTGAAACAGCTAAATTAGCTAAAGAAAAGGGGATTCCTCAATCAGAAAATCCTTCATATTTACTTTGTGATTATACTGAATGTAATGTGTTTCATGAAAATCCATATAATTTAAACATTGGAAATTTAATAGGGTTTTATATTCCAGAAAAAACTATTAATGCATTAACACAATCCTTACTACAAAAATACTTAAGAGAAGTTCATAAAATAGAAATTATAGTTCACCCTAAAGAACATTCATCATTAGGTTTTATGTATGTTGTTGATGTGTTTTTTATAGACCAATTGAACAATATATCATATAGTGGAGTTTATTCTTTGTATAAAACTTATGAATTAGCTTTAGAAGCTGGATTATTGTCTGCACTTAAATTAATAAAATAGTATGGAAGAAATAGAAATAGATAAAGATTGGGATGAAGATGATTTACCTCAAGAAGAGCATGGTTGTCCATTCAGACAAGAAATAAATGGAGACTATGAATATACATGTACTTGTAGTGTTAATCAAGAACATGAATGTAGAATGGGTATTTAATAATTAAACTTAAACTTACTATGGAAACAGAAAAAGAATTATTCATCATAGATGGATACAGAATATGGGCATTAACTTATGAAGATGCTTATGCTAATTATTTAAGAATATCTCAATTTTAATAATATGACTTATTCATTTATATTAGTTATGAAAAAATACCTGAGAAGGTCACCTGCTTTAGATGATATTACATGTATTTATAATCATAAAACATGTTTAGTAGCTAAAAATCACAAACATGGTGGTTTATATATCCATCCAACAGGTGAAATAATAGAAGGAAAGTTCTTTAAATCATCTGGTAGTATTAGACATCCTGTTTTACAAGCTGAAACAAAAGAAGTTCATATAAAATTTGAGAACTTTCCTTACAATCCTAATAATATCCATACAGATCAGTATGTCAAACAAGATATTATTTCTATTGTAGATTTAATTGAGCAAGAATAACATAATACCTCACCCTTAAACAATTATACAATGGTAACAACGAATTATGACATATTTGTATTTGAAGATACAAATAGAGAGATTAACAATGGCTTAGTAAATAGAATTATGAAGTCTATTACTGAAATTGGTTATATTACAGCAAGACCTGTTCTTGTTGATGAATCAATGACTATTATAGATGGTCAACATAGATTCATGGCTTGTAAACAACTAGAGTTACCTATTGTTTATGAAATATCAACTGTTGCTGATAAGAATAAGACAATGTTGAACTTGAATATGAATCAGTTAGTTTGGAAAATCCAAGACTATATCATATCTCATAGTAAGAAAGGTATAGCTTGTTATACAACTTTAGTTGACTTTGAAAGAACTTACAAACTTGGTCCAACTAACACAATTCAAATATGTGCTAAACATATATCACCAAAGCAATTAAGAGCAGGAGAGCCATTTGAAGTAAATCCAAATAGACATTCTATAGCTAATTTTGTTTTAAGATGTAAACCTTATTTTGATTTCTATCATAATAAGCAGTTTGTTCTATCTATAGTTATTCTATACTCAAAAGCAAGTAAAGAAGACTGTGAGAAAGTATTTGATAAGATACAGTCACTAAGACAACAAGCTAAAACTGTTGATTATTTAGTTTTCTATGAGAATATATTAAATAGAAATAAGAAATCAAAAGGTATAATACTACTTACAAAGTAGTATTATATCACCTCACCCTAATCAGAATCATCATGTAGATGATTAGTTCAAGATGAACTTAAAGGATGATAACCTTTGTGAGGTATTCTATCATTAAAGAAGTAGCTATTTCACAGGCTATTATAAGCAACTCTTATAGTAATCTCTAATAACGTGTTAGAGAGTGAAAAAAAACCACTTAGGATAATCCATAAACTAAGTGTACAGTTAATGAAGTCTGTTAATTAATTAAAAACTACGGGATTAAAGTTCCTCGTGACACAAAAAGCTAAATGACTAAGTAGTGTTCTTTAATTATAAAATACTATCTGAAAGGGTAGAAGCGTTGTTCCCTTGAGAAAGGAATACTGAATATAAGGGTAGAATATGACAGAATCTACACAACGCTAACAAGTTCTCAGCATGACCCTACTCTTATTAAGAACGTTGCAACACTATATTCAAGAATATAGGTTAGTCTTCTCAGTACTAATAAGAAGGGTGCTAATCATTCTTCATGGAATGCCTTTGTCATCTAGGTATTAGATATATAGTCTTCTGATTATATATCTTATTATAAGGTGTATATCATAAAGCTCTGCGTGAGTAACTTTATGGTACTAAGTTAGGTTCGAATCCTATGGGTAATACGTAACATCTAGGTGATGGCAGGGATTAAAACTCCTTCAGGGCAGTATTTGACAATTGGAAAGACAATAAAGAATAGTGTAATTATACCTGAAAGTATCTGTGAGAGGATATTAGTAAGGTATAATCACTTTAAATTAAATTATTAATCACTAAATAATAACACCTCATAATATGACACTAATAATAACACTAACAACAATATACATTCTAACGGCAATTATAATGTCATTTATTCCAGATTATTTACCTGAGATATTTGATGTTAAGTGTGAGGGTACTAGTCCAGTAACACATTATGGAAGTACATATTATCAATGTAGTGAAACATGGGGAGATTGTAGTAGTAGATTACAACATCCTTCTCAATATCATTGGGGATATAGACATTTCTTATTTTGTTTAATGGGAATATGTTTATTTATATTACAAGTAGTTGAGATAATTAATAAATTAAATGAAAATACTAATAACAATTAATATTGAAGAATCTGAATCTGGCTATCAAGGATGGTTAGAATTTCATGACACTAAGATTTACTTTGAGAATCCTACCAAAGTAGAGATGCTCAAATCAGCTAAAGAACAGATAGAAGATTATCTTGAACACGAAGGTAAACATTTAAAAATTGATAGTAAAAATATAATGTACATGTTTAAATTTATATAATAATGTCAACAATTAAAGAACAAGTATTAAAAGAGTTTCCTGATGCTAAATGTGTATCAGTTAAAAAAGATATGTTTGCAGTTAAATCATCAAAAGGTGATGGTATATCAAAATATAGTGAAGAAGAAGCATGGTTAGATTTCAAACTAAGAACGGTTGTAAAGCACCTAAACTACAAAGAATTAGTATTAGAAAAGTTTCCTGATGCGAGAATAATACCAACTGACCACAAATGGTTTGTAAGTATAGAAACAAATGACTTTAGAAATAAAGAAGATGCATGGAAATCATTTTATGAACAATACTGTACCGATAAACCTGATTTAATTATTGGTGAGGAGTATGAGTTTAGTAATGATAATTTCCTAGATATTGAGCCAATTGAAAAAGGTAAACTCACATGCTACTCAGCTTTTATCAAAGGTAAGTTTAGATTATTTCGCCACATCAGACCAATCCAAAATAACCCTAAACTTGACCAATTAAAACAATTAGCTGAGGAGTTGGGATATAATTTAACTAAACAATAACCAAACCTATCACATCTCTTATGAGATAGTGGTAGGTGCTAAATACCTCATTGCTCGGTCACATAGGTGAGCCACAGTTTCAGTAACAGTTGAGGTTTCCTCCTGTGAAGTTTGAGACAATGTACATTAATTTGTTAGCAAGGATAGAAACCTTGGTGAGGTATTTTTAATTAACTAAACAAAATAACTATGAAAATAACAGTAAAAAAGGTTAAGGCTATTCTAAAAAAAGAATATGAATGGACCAGCTTAGGCAGTGATGCCAATAAAGGGTTAATCACTGTTTTGATTAAAGATGTGATAACTATTGTCACTAAATCATTAAAAGATAAAAAATGATAAATATAACAATAAAAGCTAATGTACAGAATATTTCAATATATGATATATTT